TTCATCCCTGGCCTCAAAGCAAACTCAAATTGGGTAGGAGAATAAACCAAACACCACTATGGCTACTCCGCGCATTGGCATCCTTCCACAAGCTGATCGGCTAGCTATCTTTGATGCGGCCAAAAAGCTGAAATTAGATCCCTACGAACTTGGCGGATTCCTTTCTTTGGAGTCTGGCATGAACATGGACCCCAATATTCGTGGGGGTGCTGGCGGAGAGCACTATGGCATGATTCAGTTTGGGCGTGCAGAACAAAAGCGTTATTTAGATCAAAATCGAATAGGTAAATACACTCGTGCTGAACAAATGCCAAAGGCTGTTCAGTTTCTTCTTGACCGTGGTTTTAAGCCTGGTGAAATGGGAATTGATCGAGCATACGCTACGGTCCTTGGTGGAAATCCAAACGTTTCTCTAAACGCAAAGGATTCTTTTGGCACTTCAGTTGCAGGTGTCTTATCGCGTTTTAAAGAAGGCGGCGATTTAAATAAAAACGCACGACGTGTCCTTGGTGATATACCAGGAGATATTTCAGGTACGCAAGACGTATCTGCTGCTCCTGCTGTCGCTCAAGAGGAAGACAAACAAGGCTTCCTTAATAACTATGTCATGCAAATGCAACTTCCTTCCTTACTTCGTCCACGCGAATCTATGTTTAGTACTAAAAATATTCTCAAGCTTATGGGCGTTAACCCTGTTTTGCAGTAACTTTACACTAGAATAAAAGAAGTTTTCGGAGGCCCCTGTCAACGTAATGGAGACAGGGTGTTCAGTAAAATATCTAGTACATCCACGAACAAGCAGCCCCTGTTAGTTGATCGTCCACTGTTTGATTCAGTGCGCGTAACTACGCAAACTGTTGGCAGCGCCGCAACTAATACATTATTTGTACAGGGTGGACAAGCTCCTTCAATCCTGGTAGACATGGATGCTACCTTGAGTGAAGACAATAATAGCGGCGGTGTTGTTGATTCAATTACTATTGTCCGCAATGATTACTTCCGTGATCCGGATTACACAGTAACTACGGCAACCTCTGGCACGCCCATCTCTTTGTCCAGTGGGCAGATTGTTTTTATTGCGGAGACTGGTGTGCTTGCTACCGCTGCAGAAAGCGGTTATGGATATTACACCTACACTGGGGCAGCTACGCTAACCGGAGTTAACACCAGCTTAATTTACTCAGGTACTATTGCAAGCGGCTTTAGTTACAACGGTGGATTTTACGGCGCTCAACCAGAAGTAACCTTCGTGGTTTACCAGACCCGTGGCACTACAACACCAATTCCTGCATCTGGTGATTACAAAGTTGTTTTTGCTAAGCGTGTCCCCGCCAATACGCAGCAAGTTGATTGCGGTGATGTGATGCCTCAACTAGCAACACCAATCGCTAACGCAGGCAACACCAATGGCCTTGGTGAGACTGCACCTCTTCGTAACAAAGGAATTTACCTGGAGCGTGGTGATCGCCTGTACATTGGTGTATTCCCGGATGGCACCAACTCCTCTGGGTATATTCCAGGTGCCCACGTCTATGCACAAGGTGGATTCTTCTGATCATGGCCAAGAAGAGTGGAAGCTCTTTTGGTAATTTTATTCAGTCGTCGGTCAGTGCTCCCAATGATGTGAAGCCGATCACGACTGAATTTTCCCGTGGTTCCGTACCTGGTTCAATTTACGCAGCAAACAGAGAATCAGCATGGTCCAGGTGGCGCCGTGGTTACGAGCTAGCCACTGCTACGCTCTACGACAACAGCTACGAATATCCATTTCAGTATCAAATTCCTGTCCCATCAGGAACCCCTAGTTCTGCAGCTAACCCAGCCCCTATCATTTCCGGGACATTTGTCGGGTTCCCAACCAAGAATAAAGGACTGGGCATGCACTGGGCTGGTTGGCGTTATGCCGGCTCGATGCGTAGTGACAACTTGCAAGACCCTGTAACTACAGATCGTTTATACATTGAATCAGTTACAGAAGACGCGAATAACTGGTACGTAAAACTCGCAGGCTCTTGGAGCGCCGCCAACCCACTTCCGCCGCCATTTTATGTTCCTGTACCAGGGGTGCCAGGGGGATTAACTCCTCTCAACAGCGAAATCATCGAAGATCGTGTCATTACTCCTGGCGGAGAAATCATTGATAAAGACACGATTGATCCGAATACACAAAAGCGATACGGCTATGTCCAGGCCGTTTTAACAGCAACAAACCCCACTACAGGTGTCCTTACCCTACGCAAGGCAGGTTCCGTGCAGGTAACACCAGACCAAGAGTATTTAACGCCGTCACCAATTGGTCTTACGCCAGGTAGGTACATTATTACTGGCGCAAGGTTTTGTTGTTCTTGTCAGGATTTTACCCATCGTGATTACGCATTCCTTCGAGATATCACGAAGAGTAGTCGACGTTTGTTTCCGCGCAATAGCATTGCAACCGTTAAGCCCGGTCGTTTTGAGGTAGTTCGGCGTAACGGTGTCATTGACAATAGTGCGATGACCCCGGGCGATGTCAATCGTCAGATGGAAGTTTATGGCCCCTCTGGTTATCAACTGCCCTTTGATGTCGCTAACAGCGTTGTTGACAATAAAGCAACAAGAGATAGCCCGGGAGGCTACTCTGACTTTGGTGCAACTTACATTAGGAGTACAGCGAATCCAGGCATCACAGGGGCCAGGGCAGAAGGCATGCCGGTCTTCAAAGACTACTCGACAAACCAAGGGGAGATCACAGCCCTAACGGACAACTGGGAGCCGCTCCTGGATGAGCTGAGGTACTGTAAACACATTTATGCGCTTAAGTTTGCGGACAATACGTTTCCTCCTGAGCCTTCTGACTTTCCGGTTGGAGAAGAAAGTATGGCTGATTGGGAGCAAAAGCTGGTGTCACAAACTGAAAGCGAACAGGAATCAATCAAATCATCACTACTGAATGCCTTTTCGTTATCCCAGATGGATGTACCGCCCTACAACTGTCAGACGGTGATGATGATGCCGATGATGCAAAAGCTATTCAATATCCCAACCGATTTTATTGTGATGCAAGGTTTTACGATGTTCGATAAGAACGGTCAGCCTTATAAACCATAAAAAACGGCCCCACACTACGTAGAGCCGTTAGTTCCTAGGGTGATAACTTTATGCGGCGACAGGCATAAGGCCTTGTTTCTTAAGGTGCTTTCTTACTGCTGCGACATTCCAACGGTAGCTGTCCCTGGAACGAGTCTCCGAGAATGCGGCATAATGTGGGCCGAGCTTCAGGGTGCCGTCATCACGGTACTTGAAGAGCGTCTTACGATCAATTCCGAGGAGTTCTCCTGCTTTCTGGGCAGAGACCCAGCCGGGGTGCTTAGCCATGGGAGTGGCAGTAGTTACTAACGTACCCTACAGGCTGTCAAGAGCATGTCAATGGCTTTAAGCAAATCTTTATCTCTTTTCCTCTGGCGTAAAAACGCATAGGGAAATTAGAATGAATTAACGGCAATCGAAGAGCATGTTTTGCAACCAGCACGAGCCCCTCGCGTTGCTAGTTGAAATCACACCAAAACTTGCAAAGAAACGTTTTAGAGAAAGTATATATCAGGCCTGGGATCATAAGTGTGGCTATTGCGGAGAAGAGGCAACCAGTCTTGATCACATTATCCCTCGCTTTAAATCTGGTTGTTCTAATCGCCATAATTTAGTTCCTGCTTGTTGTAAATGCAATGCAAACAAAGCATCCAGCGATATGGAGACGTGGTACAAACAGCAAGCTTTTTTCAGCCAAGATAAGCTGGCTACAATAAAAGCCTGGATGCAACCAGGGACTGTAAACTTAATTGACCTACAAGAATATAAGGAAGCATCATGATTCGGTTTACAGAGTCACAAGGTATTCTTAAGCCCGTTCTTACTGTTGACGCAACACCAGAAGAGAAAGAAGCGGCTGACTATATTGCCTCACGTCTTAGTGCGATCCAAAGCAATAGCGCTGGAAACTACAGGCAAATACTGGAACAAATTGATCAAACATTGCAAAGAGGAGGTATTGACACTAAAAAATACATTGACCAAACAACTGTTAACGAGATCTCTTCTTTTTATACAAAAGCAGTTGGACTTAAGCCTTGGGATTCAAGTAAACAAGGTGCAAACCTGGACACTTTTGATGCCAAGTTTTATGCGGGGCTCGTACCAGACAAAGTAGATAATTGGAAGAGCGCAAGCAAAGCGGTTTCTTTTGGCGGTTTAAAAGTACCTGACGTTGATCTGACCGGGCGTTATCAAACGCTTGATGACTACTTACATTCAGATTATTCATTTGTTGGCGCACCAGCAGGCTTGCCGGGTAAGCAAAGGCAACTTACTGAGTACACAGAGAAAGGCCGTGCTCCAACTGACAGAGAAAAGCAGATCCTACGTGAAACTCTCCTAGGTACCTCAACAGCACAGCCGAAATCCCTGGTAGAACTATCTACGCAAGATTACGTGGACCGCCAGGGGGAACAAACCTTTGGTGCTCTATCAGCAGATGTTCTGAAACAATCCTTGGACCAATACTCCAAGTCGCTTAAAGAAGAACAGATGAGCTCATTGTTTAAAGGCATGGGCTTACCTGATGTCAATAATTTCAAACAAGACATTAAAAATTCTATCCTTGGCGATTTAGGAGCAGGAGGTTTTGCAAGTTTTGGACAGGGACTTTCTAAATCTTTAGACAAGAGTTTGGGCATTGGTTCTTCCGTTAAGTACAACTGGCAAAAGTGGTTTGATGATACGCTTGCCCAGCGATATCGCGATATGCAAGAAATACAAGATCCTGCAAACGCTGAGCAAACATATAAGATTGAACAGGAATTCGCAAATAAATTTATTGAAGATTACCTTCGTCCACGTTTCGACACTTCTAAGTCCATATCTGAATTCATCAGTTACATGGATGTAAAAGAAGATGAACAAAACGTTCTACAAACGCAGTTGGCATCTAGTGCGCTAAAGGATTTTGCCAATAAACAAGCCAATGCATTCTTAGCAGATCTAGCAACAAAAACAACAAGTAGAGGTTTTGATCCTAATTTTTACCGAAACCCAGAACTTCTAAGTGGAACAGATGTCACAAATAAAGCAACACTGTATAAAAACCAAAAAGAAGGCGTAGAAAAAGCTTGGCAAGAACGTGAAACAGGACGTCCCTCAGGCATCAGCAAATCCTGGAAACAATTGGCCTATGAGTATGGACTAGATCTAAACAATCAAGATGATTTTGCTAGGTTGCATTATGAAGTAATCGGGAAAATGTCTGGCTATGATCCAGCGGCAGATACGTATACAAGAAAGGATCTTGCTGAGTTTATTCAGAAAGATTTAGCCCAAGCTTTGGAATCTGAAAAAGCTTCTTATAGCAACCCTGTTTTTCTTGATTTTGTTTCAGCTGAATCTAAAACACAAGAACTTGTAGACAAATTAAATCTCAAAGACCTACCTCCGGAATACCTGGAACAGCTAAAAGGAGTTGGCATGGATCCAGAGGAGACACCTGCCGAACAAGTCAAGGCTTATCTTGTTGAGTTCTTGCGAACAGAACCAGCAACAAAAATACGTGAACAAATTCGAATCTTAAATGAACAACAAATTAAACCTACACAAGAAGAATTGGGCGCCGGTTATATTCAACGTGATTCCGACGAAAAGCCTGACGCACCAGCAGGAGGTACAGCTTTATTTAGCATCTTTAAAAAAGCTGGTTATAACGGCAGTGAATCAGAATTTTATCGTGATTTTTTTCCTGACGCTACAGAAGAGGACAAAAATTTAGGAAAAATAGAGGGCACACTTTCCACTACAGGCAGCATGCAAAGTCTGTTTGGTTTTTCTTTGCCTGACACATCTGATCCGTTTGCGGCTATTGCTTCAATCGGAAGTATGTTTGAAGACGGCAGTACAAAAGCAGCAACAACCACGAAGCCGACAAAATCAACTTATTTTGATTTTTTTCCTGACGAAGAAGATAGCGGTGCACCTTCTTATTTTAAAATAGGAACGAGTGCAGCAACCAGCTCTAAACCTTCAGCTCAAGATTTCCTTTCTGGCTTTGGCTCTTTCTTCGGTTAATAAGTATGTCAGGTAAACATAAAAAAGCGGCAAAGGCAGCGAAAATTGCAAAGGATTCTTTAGAGTGCAATAAACCCAAGAAAACTCCTGGACATAAAACCAAGTCTCATGTCGTCAAGGCTTGCGAGGGAGGCGAAGAAAAAATCATTCGCTTTGGACAGCAAGGCGTAGAGGGAGCTGGTAAAAATCCACAGACCGCAAAGGACAAGGCAAGGAAGAAATCGTATTACGCTCGTCATAACGCTCAGGATTCTAACCCTGACAAGATGTCAGCAAGGTACTGGAGCCATAAAACGAAATGGTAAATAGCGTCAAGTGGTAATTTGACGCTAAACTGCGTTAGTTGATTCCACACCAGCATGGCAAAACCCAAGTCCAGCTCTCTTCTCATTGAGTCCAAGCCCAAGAAAACACGGCAAGGACGCTCGAAAAGAACTAAACTAAAGCCAGGACAAAAGCGTTATCGTGGCCAAGGTAAATAAAATCTATGTATATTGGGAGTACTAATTGATACTCCTATGTCGGATCTTTCGCATGCGGTTAATTTAATCCGTAAATACGAAGGGTATAGCGAAAAGGCATACCCAGATCCGGCAACTGGAGAGGAGCCATATACCATCGGGTTTGGGACTCAGTTCTATCCCGATGGTTCTCCCGTCAAGCGTGGACAATGTTGTACTCGTGAAAAAGCCCTGGAGTATCTCTTTCACGAGATCAATGTTATTGACAACCAAATCGCTAAGCTAAATTTGGGCTTGGATAACAGCATGCGCCAAGCTCTGATTTCATTCATCCATTCAGTTGGTTGGGAGCCCTTCTTGTATAGTCACGTCATTGACTGTATTGAAACAGAAGATTTCTGTAATGCCACTCAAGAAATTGGCAGATGGATCTTTGATGAAGAGCACAACGTCATCGGTGGCCTCCTGGATCGCCGCCGGGAAGAAATCAATCTGTTCCTCCAGGAAATTGACGCTAACCCCTGGTCCTCTACGGAAATCTTGTTGACAGCGTTTCGTAACTACAGTGCTGCTCCCCATGAAGTACGTGCGATTCGAGAATTGGAAGAACGGATTAGTCCTTACATCCTTTCTGAATTTGCCAACGCTTTTCGTATTGACGAGAAAAAGTGGGATGATTTCCTAGACCAAGAACTCGATTTGTTGTTTAATAGCTAGGATTAGAATAATTGCAACGAGCAAATGCAGAGCGGAATGGAGAAATCAGTTGAACCACGGGAATTTGAACTCCCCCTGGAACTTCAGTTCGCCATGCGTAAGGCAGAGCTGCAGTCCCAGGAGATGTCCTGGGAAGAACTCCGTTACGCTTTACTTAGCCTCTACCATCAACGCATGATGGAGCTACACGCCATCAAAGACATCATGGCGTCTGAGAACATTGAGATCGACTGGGATCATCCCACTGATTTAGAGTTAGCAGAACTCGCCGCCGCTTGTATGGACGACGACGAGTATGACGATGACGAAGACGAGCTTCAGCCCTTTTGAGATTCGTCTAATTGAATAAGTCTATTGAGGTACCATTGTGCCTTCTTCAGTGATTCTGTCTCGCCTTTATGGCGCTCACGCCACATATACTTGGCAATGCAACCTTTTAGATAACCTCGGAATTCTTCTAAAGTCTGCTGTGACTCGATTGCCTCAATGCATTCAATGGCGCCGTCACAGTAATGCGGTGGATGATTTACCTGATCAGGTTGAATAACTGGAACCTCTTCTTTTGTTGCCCAGGGAACGGGGCACACACCACCAGGGCACTCACTGACAGGCTCAAAGAAATCTTCCGCCATCTTGGTTTATTAAAACCATAGATTAGCGCATCATTCCACGACGTTTAGCAGATAAAAGCACTTCATCTTCCTCTGGTTCACCGAGATCCAAAATTAACGCCTTGGGTTTGGGGCTTGAACCCAT